CGGGGTGACTTTACCGAGTTCGGTTTCGCCGATAGCGAAGTCCGTCAGGGTCGTAGTACCGACCACAGGGCGCATCTGGATGAAGCCTTCGAGGGCCGAGCGCGTGCGGATGCTGTGCTCGACAACTTGGCCGTACTCTTCGGTGGCGAGCGCGAGGGGGTCAGTGCCGCCGAGTTGCGCCATTGGGCGCGTAAGTTGCCCCGAACCGATTACGCCGGGGGAGTCAAAAAGAGACATTCAATTATTCCTTATTAGCCGCGATATGCTAGGCGACGTGCCTGCAGGGCCTTGTATTCTTGTGAGCCTTCCATGCGAGTACCCATGCTGGCGCGAAGTTGCGTGACAGCTTGGTGGTACTCGGTGGCAGAAAGGGCACCGGAGTTGGTGTTCCCGGCAGCGCCGGAGTTCGGGTTAACTACTTCTTGAGGCTGCACCGTAGTGCCTCCTGCTTTGTTGTGCTGTGTCTTCAACAAGGCGACAGCTGCTCGGGCCTGCAAAGGGCCTGCGTTGAGCATGGCGTTAATGGCGTCCTTCTCAGCCGGGTCGGCATTTGCGCCTGCCCATGCCTTTAGGTCCGCCCACTCTTGCTCGCCACCAGCAGTCTGGTGACACACGTTGGTGACCTCGGCGCGGACTTGGTCGTCCACTGTCTTTTGCCGAGCGTAGGACTCTTTGCTGAGACCCACATAACGCTCCCAGCCAGCGGCGTCGTCGCCCATAGCGGCGAGGGTGCCTTCGAGACGTTCAAAGTTACCGTCCATGGCCGCTTTGACTGCATCGTGATCGGGACCGAGGCCCAGCTTACCGATAAACTCAAGTGCGATGTCCAGCCCTGCGTCACCTGTCGCTTGATAGGTGACACCTGCGGGCTGTGTAACTTCCGGCGCACCGATCTGTTCCTGCACTGGTTCCGCTGGTGCGGGTGCGGGGGCAGGCGCTGCTGGTGCAGGCGCTGCCTCGGGGGCCGTGGGGGCAATCGGGGCTGATTGCTGGTCTACGGGTGCAGCCGGGGCTGCGGGAGCTTCAGTGGTCATTCTTGTTGTCCTTGTTGTGCGCCTTGTTGGGCTGCCGCGTCAACGGCACCCACCGCAGCTTGTTGTTCTAGTGCTTGCTGCTGTGCTGCTTGCATCTCCTCTTGCATCCTCGCGTCGTTCTTGATGAACGCGTCCGCTTTGACACGGCGCGCAGAGGCGAACGCAGACGAGACTTCGTCCCAGATGATGCGCTGCTGTAGGGTTTCCGGCATGTTGGCCAGAGCAGCGAGGTCAGCGAAGTACGCTTGTAGCTCTTCTAGGTCGCCTGTACGGGACAGTGCGTCCAGACCTGTGACGACCGTGGGCTCAATCCCGGCTGCCCCGATGTCGAGGAGGCGCAGGAGGAACCGTGCTAGGGGCAGTTGGATGTCTACGGCCAGTCGGCTGTAGGCACCGCCCAGAGCGGTCTCAAGCTCGTTAGCGAGCATACGGATTTCTTGGGCTGTCACACGTTCCGCGTTACGGACCATGCTGCCACTCATCAGGAAGCCCCGACCAATACGGTTTACGTACTCGGCGTTGATAGCCATGGTCGTGTTGAGGTCTTGGGACTTCCCGGATTGTACGATGCTGATGTCCCCCTCTTGTCCGGGGAGGACTGATCCGTTCTGCGAGTTCTGCAGGTCGTCAGGCTTGGTTTGGCCTGCTGGGTTAGCCAGCCACCGGAACTCGGAGGCTAGGACTGCTCCCATCACCTGTGCCCGAGAGAGGGCAGACAGGGCGGCGAAGTCAGGCCGGTAGTCTTCGACAAGGCCTGTACCGTAGTGCGCACCGTCCGACAAGTCCCATGTGAGGGCTCGGTAGGGTAGCTCGGCCTCAGGCCACTTGCCGTAAAACTCCTGTGGCAGCTGCTGCTCGTCAACCCACTGGGTCATCTCGTAGTCGCCGTCGCGGTTGCGTTTGATCCAGCGATAGTGCGTGACCTCGCTGTCCGGTTGCTTACCGTTGATCTGATCCTGAACCTCAGGCTCAAGCTCGTCGAACATGACCTTGTCGGCCAGCATAATCTCGACGACTGCGCCAGAGGCTGAGCGCCGCACGGTGTACTTCTTGAGGCCGCATACTCGCGGTGTCTCTTCGTCGAGGTACAGCATGACGTTCCCCGTCACGATGAGGTGCTTGATGACTTCATACAGCTTGGGTCGCATAGCGAACTGGTCCAGCTTGCGCACCGCCTCTTTCTCGATAAGCGCGAGGGCTTCGGCCACCTTGGTAGCGTCCAGCCCGTTCTCTGCGATTTCCTTAGCTGTCTCGTCGTCCGGGTCAGCCCGGAAGAACGGTCGGCTCGGCGCGAACGCCGCTAGGATGATCTTGTTGGCGAGGTGGTTTACCGCCTGTGCGCCGAGGGCTTGGTAGTCGTGCGAGAGCTCGTCGTCGTTCTGGTCGTAGTTGTCTGGAGGACACACCTTCGGTAGTGTGAACTCCGCGTAGGTCTCACAGCGGTCGATGAAGCTCGTGCGTTGCGCGCTCAGAGCCTGCCACCGAGCGGTTGCCGTGGTGTATTTAATAGTCATACTGGCTACCTTAGATGTTCAGGCCCGTGCTGTTAAAGAAGCGCGAGCGGGTGGTGCGCCGTCGGCCCGTTACGGGGTCAACGTCAGGCGCGTCGCTTTCGGGTGATAGGATTACGTTGGCAGCCTCTTGGGGCGTGCTGAGGAGCTCAGACGCTTGGTCTGAGGCGCGCTTCTGCGCGATCTGTGTCTGCATAGCCAAGGTGTTACCTCGGACAGCTTCCCGGTCGGAAGCAGCCTGCATCTCCGCACTCTTGAGAGTTGCCTCTGCTTGGCGCTTGGAACCGCCGCTACCGAATACGGCGCTAACAAGTCCGCCCATGTTAAATTTCCTTTGTGAGTGTTACGGCTTCTGGCTTGAAGCCCTCCCGCTGATACATGCGGGCGAGTGCCCGGTCGCTGCGGGAGAAGGCTGTGCCTACGATGACCTTGCTTGCGCCGGTCTCATCAGCCACTGCCTGCAGAAACTGGGCGACACTTTTGAGGGTGCCGCCCATCTCCACGCGGACAACGAGAAGCTCGGATACAACTTTCTCGTAAGAGAACCATGGCTTGTCCACGGTGCACATTACGAGGTAACCGTCTACCATCATGGTAATCGGCTTGCAGTTGTCATAAAAATTGATTGCGGCAGAGGGGTCAACGAGGTCGTCGATCATCTTGCCGGTCTCTTGCGTAGAGACATCACGGAGGATATTCCAGAGCTCGTCTCTGGTGACATCACGAACCAACAACGAAACCCTCCCGCAGTTGCTTGAGTGTCTGTTGGACGCCTAGCTTATAGAAGGCTTGGCCGTCGGAGGTGTTGGAGTTGATGTGCGGCGTTTCTAGCACCGTCTCTAAAGCTCTGTACGCCTCTGGAGATAGCTTATGGACTACCTGTATGTAGACCTCAGGTTTACGGAATTTGTTAATCAGGTTCATCATAAGATATATCCCTTTATCTAATACGGTCCCAAAACTATGCAAAGAAGTACTTGGAGTCCAAAACTTGTCGAATATCGAGGCTGCCCGGTACGGGTGGCGGTGGTAAGTCATAGCGATCTGCTAGCTCCTGCAGGGGTTGGCAACCTTCGTACATCGTGACGAAGGACTCTCGGATTGTGCGCGCTAGGCGGTCAGCGTCTGCTGCGTGCGTACCGTAGTCGTCGTGGATCATGGCTAGGTCCATGGCCTCCGAGGCGGCTGCTACCGTGGTGAGGTGCAAGTGCGCTGCGTCGTAGCTGTGGATGAAGTTAGGCGCGATGCCGTTGCGGTGCTTGGCCTTGTCGGGCTCGTCGGTCTCGACGTTTACCCGCAGCTTGGCGTTACCGCACAGCTTGCTGTTGATCCGGTGCGAGGTGCACTTCTGGTAGGCTTGGGTAACCGGGAAGCCCGAGGGGCTCGTCCACGTTACCCTGCTTGCACCGTCAGCAAATATCTTGGTACTGGCGCGCTGGAGGTACTCCATAGCCTCACTGGCCTTGACCACGACCTCGGCGATAGCGTCCCATACGAAGTACGAGAGGAACGTCGCGGCCTTGCTGTACTCCTCTTTGGCGAAGGCCGGGGCCTTGCCTACCCGCAGATAGTCTTCCACGATGAAGTCCGAACAGGAGAAGCGCGTAGAGCCATAGGGCCGGGTCATAACCGAACGCTTAACCAGCGAGCGATTGATCCCGTGGTCCAGCCACTTGTCCCGGTAACCCGCCTCGTCTGGGGTAGACTGCCGCAGCTTAAAGGCTGCAACGTCGGCCACCTCTTGGTAGATGTCGCGGGGCTTCTCGCCGGGGAGCAGGTTCGTGGCCTTGCCGCCTACCTCATCCCGCAACATTGCGGAGAAGTTCTGGAGACCGTTGCACGTACCGTCCATGGCGACAGGGATGTGGCTGATGAAGTCATGCGGCGACGTGCGCCACTGGTCGTACTCCATCGCCCATGCGAGGAACTGCACAGGCTTGTCCGCTTCCATCCAACCAGTGTTGCTGATGGGGTCTTGGGCGAAGGAGCGGATCATTACGTCCCGCTCTTTAACCCAAGCTGCCCGATCCTCTAGGGAGGTCTTGTCGTAGCCCCAGCGATTAGCTCCGTGGCATACGAACCACAACTCAGCTTTCAGGTCGTTGAGTGCTTTGCCCCGGGCAAACCGGATGAGGCCTCGCTGGAGGTCAGAACCCTGTGGGGAGACACCCAGCGTTTTGGCGTACAGGCGTCCTCGGAAGTCCGCGAAGTGCACGAAGAAGATTTCAGGGTACTCCCGGTACTCCTCAGACACCCGCATACAGGTAGCGAAGCGGTTCTGCTCGCTGCGCCGCAACTTGTTCTGCGTGTGCCACTCACGCTTCTGGCGCTTCCATGCTGTGAAGGCCTCAAGCTGCTGGGCTGACATTTGGTCAACCTTCAAGTCGCCTTCGAGGAACTGCGGGCGTGCCGGGGCGGGGTTCTCAGCCTGCCCTACAATCTCGCCCATGTCGAAGTGCTTGGAGACCTCTTTGACCGCGTCTAGGACACGGGTGTTGATCTGCCAAGGGGTGCGCTGCAGGGCGTTAATGGCCCGGAGAGGGACGGATGCCTTCTGATCCTGAACCCCCTTCCATGCGCCGGGGTTTGCTACAGCGTAGGGCTGCATACGGCGCATCTCGTCCGTGTGCCAGCCGCCCTCGTCGATAGCCGTCCAGTCCTTGGGGGCCTCGACGCAGGGGAGGAAGTACGGCATGGTCTCTCGCGTCATCTCGACCACGGTGTCGATCAGCTGCGCTACTGCGTCGCTCATCTGGAGGTCGATGCGGTTCCTGCGTGTGCCTGTGCTGCGTACGGTCTGTACCATACCGAGGTGCTCAAGGCGGTCTACGAGGTAGGCACCTACTTGGGTTGTCCCGGTCGGTCCCCACTCGGGGAAGGTGACACCGGCCTCTTTGGCCTTGTTCTTGAAGACTGCGATCTTGTGGCGCTCGTCCTTGGACTTCCGACGGTTGAGGTCAGTGGTCAAGGTGTAGAACAGCGCGGGGTTGATGTGCTCAAAGAGCCGGAGGACTAGCTCACCGTAGACGGCGCGGCCCACTGCGTTCACCGTGGTGCGTGCTGTGTGTCCCCGGTTAGAGGAGTTCATCAGATCGTTGATTACAGCCCTCACAGTGACCAATGCGACCACTTCGGGGTCTAGGGGTGCCAGAAGGGAGATGTGCGCCTTATAGCGGCCCGCTGAGCCTGAGGCGAGGTCTTCTCGTACTGCGGCAGCGAGGGGCTGCACAAACCGGCTGTAGAGCACCCCACCGTAGGGGTTGTTGGACGCCCTGCCCTGCTCCTCGTTGGCGTCCATGATCTTGTTGGCCTTAGCGCGGCCAGAGCCGTACATGCGGCGCTCAAGCTCGATTTGTGTCAGCATCTCGTTGTCCTCGGGTTATTTGCAAAGGTGCGGCCAGTAGTCCTCGATCAGGTAGTCTACGTGCTGCGCCAGTTCGTCCAGCGTACCGTCGTTGTCGATGCGGTACATCGTGCTGGGGTCGTACTCCAGTTCCATACTGCTCTTGGGCTCCAGAGGGAAGCCGGGGCGGTTCACCCAGATGACTAGGTCGAACATGGACACCGCTTCCGCGTACTCGTCCTTGCCGCGTAGCCCGGTGTACACGTCGTGCGAGGCCATGAGGTCACGGCACATGCGCGCAGGGTCGCCCTTGTTGTACTCTTGGATAGCGTCGAACCACGACTTGC